GCTGTTCGACAGGGTCGCAGAAAAGGCACTGCGGATCTTCAAGCGGCTTCGGGTGCCCGACATCATCGGCACGCCGACCTACGGTGAAGCCTGTGACGAATGGGTCTTCGCGTTTGTGCGGGCAATATTCGGATCCTATGATCCGGTCGCCAAACGTCGCATGATCCGCGAATTTTTCATGATGGTGCCGAAGAAAAACGGCAAGTCGAGCATCGCTGCGGCGATCATCGTGACGGCGGCGATCATGAACGAGCGGCCCGAAGCCGAGCTGCTGCTGATCGCCCCGACCAAAACGATCGCGGCGATCGCGTTCAAACAGGCCAAGGGCATCATACGCCTGGACCCGGATCTGACGCGCACGTTTCACCTTCAGGACCACTTGAAGAAAATAACGCATCGCATCTCGCTGGCCGAGATCGTGATCAAAGCAGCTGACACGGATGCGATCACGGGGGGCAAGTCCACCTTCACGCTGATCGATGAGACGCACGAGTTTGCCACTAAATCGAAAGCTGATGCGGTATTCATCGAGGTGCGCGGCGCGCTGGCGGCGCGGCCTGACGGGTTCTTGCTGCAGATCACGACGCAATCGAAAGCACCGCCGGCGGGCGTGTTTAAGAAAGAACTCGATCGGGCCCGCGCGGTGCGCGACGGTGAATTGGTGCTGCCGCTGCTGGCGGTTCTCTATGAGCTGCCCGCCAAGATGCAGAAATCGGGTAGCTGGAAGGATGCGGCAACCTGGGGGCTGGTCAATCCGAACCTGAACAGATCCGTCGATAAGGCGTTTCTGGCGGATCAGTTGACCACAGCGCTGCGCGATGGACCTGCCGAGCTGGCGCTTCTGGCCTCTCAGCACTTTAATGTGCAGATCGGCCTTGGTCTCAAGTCGAACAGCTGGGTCGGTGCAAATTACTGGGAAGGCGCTGCCGTGCAGGGTCTTGACCTGAAATCGCTGATTGCGCGCTGCGAGGTTGCGGTGGTCGGTATCGATGGCGGCGGTCTGGACGATCTGATGGGGCTGGCCGTGATTGGTCGGGACCGGGAAACCAAGGACTGGCTGCATTGGGCAAAAGCCTGGGCGCATCCGGAGGTTTTCAAGCGCAAAGAGATCGCGCCGACGCTTCAGGATTTTGCCGCAGCTGGGGATTTGATCACGGTTGGCGATGATGAGCCGACACGGGACATTGTCGAGGTCGCTGATATCGTGGAGCAGTTGCTCGAATCCGGATTGTTGCCCGAAGAGGGCGCTGTCGGCCTCGATCCGATGGGTGTCAGCGCGCTGGTCGATGAAATGGCGTCACGCGGCGTCGAGCACAAGATGATGGTGGCCGTGGGGCAGGGGTACAGACTGACGCCTGCGATCAACGGCATGGAACGTAAGCTTAAGAACGGGACGTTCCGCCACTGCGGTTCGCCGATGATGGCGTGGGTTCTTGGCAACGCCAAGACTGAACAACGGGGCAACGCCGTCCTGATCACGAAAGAAACAGCCGGCAAGGCAAAGATCGACCCGCTAATGGCGACGTTCGATGCCTTCATGATGATGTCGCGCAACCCGGTCGCCGCCGGTGCGCAGGCATTTGAGTACACAGGGATCTGATCATGGGAATTATGGACTTCTGGAAGCCAGCCCGCGGGCAGGCGACGCAATCCGTGCGCGCCGAGCCTCCGCTTCAGGCGGCGGGTGCGGATGTCCAGAGCGAACGCCAGTGGAACGGCATTGTCACTGCAGGTCGCTCAAAAACCGGCGTCCGTGTTGACGAAAAGAGCGCTCTGTCCATTCCAGCTACGTTGCAGGCGTTGCGGATCCTGACGGGCGTCTTTGCGATGACGCCGCTGCACTACTACGAACGCCGGCAAGGTGGCCGGTTTACCGCCTTGGAGGAGATCGAAGGCAAGCTCTTCAAGGTTTCGCCGAACAGTCATCAGACACCGTTTGCATTCCTCGAACTGCTGATGGCCGATATCCTTCTGGCTGGTGACTTCTACGCCTATGTCAGTCGGGGTGCGGACGGGCGGGCAAAAGTGCTGACGCGGCTCAAGCCGGGCACGGTGCTGGTAGCTGAATACTTCGACCGGCAGGAGGGCACGATCCTCTTTTACGATGCCACGTTGCCTGACGGGACGCATGAGCGATTTCCGGCACGGGACATCTTCCATGTGCCCGGCTTCTCGCGCAATGGGCTGAACGGTCTGAACCCGATCCAGTATGCGCGCGACGCGCTTGGTGGGGCGATTGCCACATCCGACCACACGGCAAAGTTCTGGAACAAGGGCGGCAGGCCGTCGACTGTTCTGTCGACTGAGCAGAAGGTGGGCACTGAGGACAAGCGGCGGATCAAGGAAGATTGGTCGAAGCTCTACGCAGGGCAGGACGGTGAGATGATCGCCGTCCTCGATCAGGATCTCAAGGCGAACTTCCTGACCCATGACATGCGCCAGAGCCAGTTCCTGGAAACACGCCAATTTCAGGTGGTGGACCTTGCACGGATCTGGGGCGTACCGCCGCACCTGATCTTTGATCTGTCAAAGGCGACCTTCGGGAACATCGAGCAGCAATCGCTTGAGTTCGTAATCTATCACCTCGGCCCGCACTATGCGCGGCTGGCACAGGCGGCAACCAAGGCCTTTGCGCGTGAAGGCTTCTACTTCGAGCACGTCACCGACGCGCTTGTGAAGGGTGACCTGAAGAGCCGCATGGAAGCGTTCTGGCTCCAGCGTCAGATGGGCATGGTCAACGGCAACGAGCTGCGCAGCTACGAGAACAAGCCCGACATCGCAGGCGCAGCAGGCACCGACTACTGGATGCCGTCCAACTTTCAAGTGGCTGGCAAGTCTGCCGAAAGCCCCCCTGCAAATGGAGAAAACGAGTGAGCAAAGATCTGACTGCACTGATTGCAGCTGTCCGGTCGCAGCCGTGGGCGATCCTGCCGGATTATCTGGCGGCGATTGAGGCCATTGCGGCGCGCGCGCTGGATGATGATATCCTGCAGCGCATTGCGCGGGACGGCCATATCGAGAACGTCGACGCGTCCAGGATGGCAATCGCTGCCGTCGGCGCTCGGCTGGAAGGTGCGCGGATGTCGACCATTCGTGACGGCTGCGCGGTGATACCTGTGATCGGCGCGATCTTCCCGCGGTCCAACATGGTCAACGCATCGACCGACGGCACCTCGCTTGACGCAGTGATGCGCGACCATCGTGTCGCGCTGGCGTCAGCTGACGTCGAGCGGATCGTGATGCTGTACGACAGCCCGGGCGGCGTGGTGTCGGGTTTGGGCGAAGCGGCCGAGATGCTGCGCGCATCCTCCAAGCCGATCACCGCCTTCATCACGGGCAACGGTGCATCGGCGGCATACTGGCTGGCATCGCAGGCCAGTGAAATCGTTATGGACAGATCTGCTGCGGTTGGGTCGATCGGGGTTGTCGCCTCGATGACGCGGCAAGAGGCACCGGATGCTAATGGTCGCCGGTCCTATGAGGTGGTCAGCACCGGTGCGCCAATGAAGCGGCCCGATCCCAGCACCGAAGAGGGCAAAGCTGCAATTCAGCGCGACATCGATGCGATCGAGGAAATCTTCATCGCCGACGTCGCAGCGGGTCGCAAGGTCACTGAAGCGCGTGTTCGCGCTGAATTCGGGCAGGGGGCGATGCTTTCCGCTGCCCGTGCTGTGGCAGCCGGCATGGCTGACCGCGTCGGCACCCTTGAGTCGCTGCTTTCAGAGAAATCCGGGCGCACCCGGCAACCAGTGGTGGGGAGCCGTGCGCGTGCTTCCACCGATATTGAAACGCGGCGTGCCGCAATAAGGAGCTGATCATGGATAAAATCCTTGAGCTGAGAACCCGCCGCGCGGGTATTATCGAACAGATGGATGCGCTGCTTGCAAAGGTGCCAGACGGAGAAGATCTGACCGCCGAGCAGGTAACTGCTTTTGATGCGCTGAAAGCGCAGGATGACAAGGTCGCCACGGAACTGACGCGCCTCGAAGATCTTGAGCGCCGTCGCGCCGCCGCTGCGCGCACGCCTGAGCCTCTTCCTGGCAGCAACACGCCGGTTGCAGGCACCACGCCTGCAAAACCCGCTGAAAAGGGTCTGACCTTTGGCCGCATGGTCCGCACGATCGCGGCTGCAGGTGGCAATCACTATGTCGCGCAGCAGATGGCTGAAGCCAACGGTGACAGCGGTCTCTTTGCCAACCAGAACATGAGCACCGGTACCGCCGGCGGTTTCCTTGTGCCTGAAGACGTATCGACCGAAGTGATTGAACTGCTGCGCCCTGTCAGTGTCGTTACGGCCATGGGTCCGCGCATCGTGCCGATGCCGAACGGTAACATGACCACAAACCGCCGCGTAAGCGGTGCCAACTTCGGCTATGGTGGCGAGCAGGAAGATGCGCCGGCAACCGGCTACGAATACGGCCAAGTCAAGCTGTCAGCGAAGAAGCTGAGCGGCATCATTCCGGTTTCGAATGACCTGCTGCGCTCCAGCTCGACGGCTGTAGATCGTATGATCCGCGATGATGCCGTCGAAGATGCTGCGCAAATTCAAGATCGTCACTTCCTGCGCGGTGCCGGTACCGAGTACAAGCCCAAGGGTTTCCGTTACCAGCACATCGGCACGCCGTTTGAGGCAACCCATATTCTGACAATGACGGCTTCCCCGGACGTGCAGAAGGTCGACAACGATCTTGGTGCGATGGAATTGGCCCTCGGTAACAACAATATTGTCTATACCGGCGCGCATTGGGCGATGTCGCCCCGGACGGCGATGTTTCTGACGAACCTTCGTGACGGCAACGGCAACAAGGTCTACCCAGAGATGGGCGACAACATGCTTCGCAAGAAGCCTGTCCACATCACGACCGAAATCCCCGACAACCTGGGCGACGGTGGCATCGCGTCCGAGATCATGCTGGTGCACCCTGGTCACGTTATGGTCGGCGAGCACATGGGCATTGAGATCGCGATGTCGACCGAAGCCGCGTACAAAGATGCGAGTGGCACAATGCAGGCAGCGTTTAGCCGTGATGAAACGCTGATGCGCATGATCATGCAGCATGACATCGGCCTGCGCCATCTGGCGGCGCTGTCCATCCTGACCGGTGTCACCTGGGGCACATAAGGCCAACTCTCATCTGACTGAAGACTGAACCAAACGCGCTTCGGCTGGGCAATCCTGGTCGAAGCCCAAATGGGCGTTGCCCAAGGAGAAAGTGAAATGACCACTCAATTGCGAAACATCGGGGCGCTGATCGCCGTGATGGGTGCCTCGGCCAACGCAGCGGCCACGGCCGGCGGCACCGGGGATGCTACTGCGGTCACCGGTGTGATCATCGATTTGATGGAGAGCGGCCACCCGCTTTCCGGCGTCCTGGCGATCCCCTATACCGCCACCCTTGCTGCCGGTGAAACCCTCTCGATCGGCTATACCGTCCAGAGCGGGAACGCGGATGACCTCGGTGATGCGACCACCCTGAAAACCGGTGTGAGCACCGTCGTCGCGACGGGCCCCTCAGGCGGCGGGACGGTTTCCGGCACTTTGAAAGTTGATCTTCCGCTTGCTGGCGCTGGCCGCTATGTGCGGGCGAACTTCACACCCAACCTGAGCGCATCCGGCACTGACACTGCCGAGCTGTCCTCGGTGTTGGTCCTCGGCGGTTTTGACCGCCTGCCACAATGAAGATCGTGCGCCTGATCAAGGCGTATCAGATGTATCAGGCTGGTGAGACCGCAGGTTTCAATGATGCGTTGGCCGAAAAGCTGATCGCATCAGGGACTGCAGTTGATCCGGATGCGGAAGCCGCCGACGCTGATGCCAAAGCGAAGGCAAATGCCGACGCGAAAGCGAAAGCCGAGGCTGAGGCCAAGGAAAAGGCGGCGGCTGACGCCAAGGCGAAGGCCGATGCAGATGCTAAGGAAGAGGCTGATGCCAAGGCAAAAGCCGAAGCGGATGCCAAGGCCAAGGCCGACGCGACTGGAAAGAAGGGTTAACCAATGCGGCTGACACGTACAGTTGATCCTGCTGAACTGCCCGTCTCACGGGAAGAGGCAAAGCAGTACTGTCGTGTCGATCACGATGATGAGGATTCCTTGATTGAATCTCTCATCGCCGCTGCAGTTGGCTATCTTGATGGCCCGTCCGGCATCCTCGGGCGGGCCATCATCCAACAGGAATGGTTGCTGGAACTGGATGCTTGGCCAGACAGTCTCGCCTTGCCTATCGAGCCGGTGACGGATGTCGTTGTAAGCTACATCAACTCATCTGGCATGCAAACGACCGTGCCCGAGAACCAACTGGTGATCACAGATGCGCCGTCGGACCGAACAGTCTTGGAGTGGGCCGATGGATTTCAGACGCCGGAACTGAGCACTGCACGCTACCCGGTGAAGATCACTATCACAGCAGGGTTCGATGCAGCTGATGTGGATGAGGGTCTTAAGGTCGCGATCAAGATGCTGGTCGGGCACTGGTACGACAACCGCGAAACGGTGGTCATGGGAATGTCGTCCATTGAATTGCCGATGGCTGTGAGTGCGCTTCTGGCGCGCTACAGGGTGATGCTGTGAGGGCTGGCAAGCTTCGGCATCTGGTCGCGTTCAATCGGCAGGCAGAAACCCCTGATGCGTATGGCAATGTGACAGGCACGTTTGAGCCGCTGTTCACGGTCTGGGGAAACGTACGCGAAACCACTGGCAAGGAGCGTGTTGCCGCGGGATCGGTCGAGAACGTCCGGACGGCCACAATTCGCATCCGCTCAAGTGTCCAGGCGCGCGGGCTAACCGAAGCTGACCAGGCGGTTGCCCGTGGCGAGACATGGAATATCAGAGGTATCGCGAACGCGGACGATCAGGGCGCGATGCTAGATTTATTGGTCGAGACAGGCGGCGGACAGTGAAGAAATCCGGCTTCGAGGCAACGCAATCCATGATCAAGCGGATCACGCCTGAGATTGAGGAGCAGTTTGCCCGCGCCAACCGCGAGAACGCGGAATCTATCGTTGACCTTGCCAAGGTGCTTATTCCCCAGCGATCCGGCACGAACAGGGCGCTTATCCGGAACGTCGCCGCAGACGATGGTTCACAGCTTATCGACTTCGGGCCGAAAGCGAAGGTGATTGAGGGCAATCGCGGGCCGCGTCCCTTTGTGAACCCTGCGCTGAGCGCGACGAAGAAGAAGCGGGCGGCGCGTAATCGCAAGGCCATCAAAGATGCAATTAAGGCGGTGAAGTGATGGCAGACGGGTATTCATTGGCGCTGCAAGGGGCGGTAGTTACTGCACTTAAAGCCGATGCTGACGTTGCCGCACTCGTTGGGCAGCGCATTTATGGGCTGCGCGTTCCTGATAACGCAGAGCGCCCGTATATCTATATATCGAGCATTGAGGTTCGCGACGTGCGAAGTGACTGCGCCGCCGCTGGCAGCGTTACATTCGGCATAGTTGGGACCAGTCGAAGCGTAACCAACGCAGATGTTGAATCGGGTCGGTGCGCAACAGCAGCCCATGCCGTGCTAAAGCGCGAAGATATCAACGTAAATGGCTATAGGCTGGTTCAACTGCAGCGCGCTGGTGAGTCCCGTGGGCTGGCAGACGATGGCAAGTCATTTGAGGCAGCGACGGCTTATACGGCGCTGCTGGACGCTTAATCAGCGGTCAGACCGCAATAGGAAAGCAGTTTTGCCCCAAGCCCCTGCATCTTTCGGGAGCCTTTAAGGTCGTAGATCATGGCTTGGTTCTGGGCGATACGAGCCGCCCGTATATGGACCTCGGCAGGCGTTCCAATCGAAAGAGATAGCGCCTCCTCTAATTCGGATCTGATTTGGTTCCTCCAAGCGCTTCGCTCTGCGGACTGTTCGCTTACTTCAAGACGGTAGTGCATGGCGGTTTCGCATATGCCTTCGGAGAGCGCAGGGCCTGCGAATAATGCAGCGAAGATAAGCACCAGTTTCATAGAATTTCCTTTGTGCAATTCGCGCAAGGGTAAGCCCATATCCCGCCCTTGGGCAAGGCAGGACTTAACGCCGCGAGGCGTCCATTTTCCACAAGGAGCCTAAACAATGGCAAAGCAACAAGGCCGACTTCTGCTGATCAAGATTGGCGACGGCGCAGAAACCGAAGCGTTCACCACTCTCTGCGGCATCCAGTCGAAGACGTTGACCGTGAACAACAACAATTTCGATGTGACCACGATGGATTGCACGGCCCCCGGCGGGCAACTGTGGCAGGAAGTCATGACTGGGATGCGTTCCCTGGCAACATCAGGCAATGGCATCTTCGAGGGCGGCACGTCGCTTGCCCGCTTCAAGGCAATCGCCTTCGGTACGGACGCGGCGGACACTGCTGATGCAATTGGCAACTTCCAGGTCATCATCCCAGACTTTGGCACGTTCGAAGGCGCTTTCCACGTTGACAACGTGGAATTCGGCGGGGAGCAAGAAGGCGCTGTGACCTACAGCTTCGCTCTGGCATCCAGCGGCGCACCAACCTTCACAGACGCTGCATAATGCCGATCACAGCAGACGCCCCTTTGGGCGGTACGCTGGAACAGTTGGGCGGTGAAAGCCGCCCGCTGATCCTTCGCAATGGCGAGATTGAGCGATTTGAGCGGCAGCACGGGCTAGGCATCTTCGCCATGCTTGACCAACTGCTAGGCAAGGGCGAACCGCAGGCGCGTCACTGCCGCGATCTGGTCGCCTTGGGGCTGGTGGGCGGCGGGCTGAACGATAAGACCGCTGACAAGCTGGTTGACGACATGCCCCCAAGCGAAAACCATAAGATCCGCGCAATGGCGCAGGACTTGCTTTTGGCCGCGTTCCTGCCGCCAGAGGATAAAAAAAAAGCCGACGATTTAGTTGGATCGTCCGCACCGAGCGCCCCGACAAATACGAAGCGCCGCACAAAATCAAAAGCGCCATCAGCGCCGGTCTAAGCATGTCCGATTGGCGGCTCATGACGCCAGCCGATTGGTCTCTCTTTGTCGAGGGATGGAACGAATCCCACGCAGGCGAAACAACTGCCCCGCCCACTTGGGAGCAGTTTGAGGAATTGAAGGCAAAGCATGGCTGAACCAACCGAAAAAATTGCCATCCTCCTGGAACTCAAACAGCAGGAATTCGAGAAGAAAGCCAAGTCCGCAGGCGCGGCCATTGATCGACTTGAGCGCAAGTTCACGCCCCTTGCGGCGGCAGAGGCCAAGCTCGAAAAACAGCAACTCCGATTTAACGCGGCTCTTGAGGCTGGTACCATTGACGCGGCGCACCACGCCAAGGGCATGGATCTTGTGCAGCGCGAATATGATCAGACCGCAGAGCGGGCAAAGCGGCTGACGAGCAATGTCGTTGCGATGAATAGCAGCGTTGCCGCGCAAACCGGTTTCATGACGCGCAACCGCCATATCTTCCAGCAAGGTGGCTATCAGGTGGGTGACTTCGCGGTTCAGGTTCAGGGCGGCACATCGGCGCTGACAGCATTCACGCAGCAAGGTTCGCAGCTTCTGGGCATCCTTGGCCCCTGGGGTGCTATCATGGGCGCTGTGCTGGCCGTTGGTGCGCCGCTGGCTGGCGTGATCTGGAACATGGTCGGCGCTCAAGATGATGCAGCCGAGAGTTCGGGTAACCTGACCGACAAGCTGAAAGCCCTGCGCGAAAGTATTGAAGCTGTACGCGCTGCGGATTCATTGACTGGCGTCAACATGGCAAAAGAGTTTGGCGATATGGCCGCTCAAGCCGAAACGATTTACGCGATCAATCGCAAGATCGCACAAATCCGGGCAAGCGCCGCACTAGATACTGCGGCGCGTGGCGTTGCGAATGAATTGGGCGTTGCTGGTGTGTTCGGGTTCACACCTGACGAGGTGCGAGAACTTGAGCAGACCATCGCGGATATTTCTTCGCGGATGGACGAACTGAACCAACCGTCAAACATGACGGATTCGCAATTCGCTGCGGCAAACCGTGAATTGGGTGAGCTGACTTCGAGGCTTTCCGATTTGCAAGATGTCCGGTCGAATATCAGCGATCTTGGCGATGCGTTGGGTCTGACTGCCATAGAGGCGAATGAGGTCGTGGCGCAGTTCGCCGCTATCGGCCAAGCCAAGGGGCCGGAAGAACAGGCCGAGGCAATGGCAACGCTGGCTGATTATATCAACGGCGCGACCAAGAACCTCGAAGAGGCGACCGACGAAGGCAAAGAGTTTTACGACCAACTGCTTGAGGCAACAATCCAGGCGCTGAACCTCGCCAAGATCGACATTGCCGCCAATATCGCCAGCGGTGCAGACGAGGCGGCGCGGCTGGCCGAAAACCTTGGGGTTTCGTTGGAAACGGCGCGGCTTATCGCGGCATCTCAGGCGCAAGAGAAGTCGAACCTTGCCGCCCAATACGAGCAATACGGACAAGGGCGCGTTGCTGGCGAAACCCTGATCCGCGAAAACTCTGCGCTCTATGGCGGTGATGGCAACGTGCTGCCAGAGCCGAAGGTGCGCCGCCCACGCGGGCGTTCGGGTTCGGGGCGCAAGGGCGGGCGCGAACAAGAGCCGCTGTTCAATATC